TTACTGTTATTCTCTTGCATCAATCACAATTCCTGATAGTGTAACAAGTATTGGATTCGCCGCATTCGAGAGTTGTTATTCTCTTGCATCAATCACAATACCGAATAGCGTGACAAGTATTAGTGCGCAGACATTTTACAACTGTTATTCTCTTGCATCAATCACAATTCCTGATGGTGTAACAAGTATTGGAAACCATGCTTTCAATAGTTGTTATTCTCTTGCATCAATCACAATTCCTAATGGTGTAACAAGTATTGGAGACTATGTATTCAATTACTGTTATAGTGTAGCTTTTTATGATTTCACAGATTACACATCTGTCCCGACACTAGCAAACACCAATGCGTTTACCAATATCTCAGTTGACTGTCAAATCCGCGTTCCAGCGTCGCTTGTCGATGAATGGAAAGCAGCTACAAACTGGTCGACATACGCGAGCCATATCGTGGGGGTGTAATTATGATTCAAAAAGAATTTTATGTACAGCGTAAGGACGGTGTAAAGCTATATCGTACCTATTCCGATGCGGGAATGATGATTCGGCAGAATGAGACTGGTGTGGAATATGCAGAGGCCATTGATGTGGAAAACGCGGCATACACCTATACAGAGACGGAAACGCCAATCGAAACGCCGGAGATGACTACAGAAGAACGTTTGCAAGACGCTGAGACGGCACTAGGAATCATGTTTGGGGAGGCGGAATGATGACATATACAGAAAGAGCTAGAGCACTACGGCCCTATATCGTCAAGGCTTCAGCCAGTCTGACGGATGCAGACGCGCTAAAGGCAATGGAGCTTTACCGACGCTGGGAACCCAATCTGGTCATCAAAGCGGGCGACCGACTTGTTTTCCCGGTCAATGGCACGGACAGGCTGTTCCGCGTCAACGAAGGACAGGCGCACACGACGCAGGAAGGTTGGGAGCCGGACAAGACACCGGCGATGTTTACCGTCATCGACGAGACCCACGCGGGCACACAGGACGACCCCATTCCAGCCGCAAAAGGCATGGAGTACACCTACGGACTTTACTACACAGACCCGGAGGACGGCAAGCTCTACCGCTGCGAACGGACGGGCGAGCAGCCGGGCGGCAAGGTGACGCTTCAGTTCCTGCCTCATGAGCTGGTGGGGCTGTATTTTACCGAAGTATAAAGGAGAAAAGAGATGGACGATGGAATTCAGGCAAAGATCGTGGAGATCGACCAGCGATCCAAGAGCAACACGCACCGCATCAACGACCTAGAGGAGGACAACCGGGCGCTGCATCAGCTGGCGACCTCGGTAGAGGTGCTAGCGACGAAGCAGGAGACGATTGAAGCCAATGTCAGCGAGATCAAGGACGACGTGAAGAGCCTCAAGGCCATTCCGGGCGGGAAATGGGAGGCACTGGTCAAGGCGGTCGTGACGGCCATTGTAGGGGCGCTGGTCGGATTTGCGCTGGCTCATGCGGGGATCGTATGATGGAGACTTCGAAGAAGCTGCTGATTGGCAGCGCGGCGGCAAGCGTCGTTTGCATTATCCTGAATGTGCTCGGCGTGCTGAGTGTGGAGGTCACGTTGGCAGTCATCGGATTTGCGACGGCGATTGGGATGTTTTACCTGTGGAAGGCCAAGAACGAGAACCGCAGCAAATACGCAATCAAGTACATCGAGAGCCTGCCGGAGACGTATACGGCAGAGGAAAAGGCACGGTTTTTGGAGATCGTGCTGAAGGACTGAAAGGAGCAAACTATGGACTACACAGAAATCATTTCGGCGGTGATTGCGCTGATCTCGGCGCTGGTGTCGGCATTTTTGATCCCGTGGATCAAGGAGCGCGTCGGCGCGGACAAGCTCAAAAAGTGGCAGGCGTATGTGGAGATCGCGGTAAGGGCGGCGGAGCAGCTTTACAATGCCAACGAGGGCGCTGAGAAAAAGGCGTATGTGCTGCACTACCTCGCCGAGAGAGGCATCAAGTTTGATTCTGATACCGTGGATAAAATGATCGAATCTGCGGTGCTGACGCTCCACCATGAGCTTTACGGAGGCGCAAATGGCACTGAAAATTAACGATACCATCCGGGCAACGAGAGTGGGCGGGCGGCGTCCGCTCTCGGCCATCCGTGCAATCGTGTTTCACTACACGGCGAACACCGGCCTGCACGCGACGGCGCTCGGGAACGCGCGGTATTTCGCGAACGGCAGCGAGGGACGCGCTGCTTCGGCACATTTCGTGGTTGACGAAAGCGATACCGTTTATCAGTGTGTGCCGCTGGAGGTGGTTGCGTGGGCGGTTGGCGACGGCAGGAGCGGCAAATACGGCAAGGTGTACGGCAACTACAACACCGTCAGTATCGAGATGGTGAGCCACACAGATGCTTCCGGCAAGTATTACATCCCGGAGGCGACGATGAAAAACGCGGCGCGTCTGTATCAAATGCTGTTGAAGCAGCTGCCGGGCGTGCAGGCCGCAATCCGACATTATGACATTTCGATGAAACTGTGTCCGCTGCCGCTGATTGACGAAAAGAAATGGGAGGACTTTAAGAAGCTCTTGGAGGAGGTGGACGAAGTGGTCACGAAAGCAAAGATGATCATCAACGGCAAGGAGATCGAGGTCGAACGGATTTTGAAGGACGGCACGAATTACATCAAAATTCGGGACATCGCAAAGGCGCTCGAACTGGATGTGTCGAATAAGGGGAACATTCCCATTTTGAATCATAAGCAGTAGCGCTCCGTGTGCCGCGCCACCCGGATTGGAGGTGGTGACGATCAGCGCGAGGGTGCGGATTCCGGAAGACTTGACCGGCCTGCTGCAAGGCGAGTGGGAGCAGATAATATCTCAGGCAGGCTACAGTGAGCAGGACGCGGAGATCGTCCGGCGCTATGTCATGGACAAGACACCGCAAATTGACGTCGCGGTGGAGCTTGACATGGCGCGGAGCACGATCACCCGCAGACTGCCGCAGATCTACGCACGAGCGCGGCACACGGCAGCAAAGCTGCAAATGATAAAAACTAAATGATGCACACTAGATATTGAGCAAAACGATACGCCCCGGCAGGAGAAATCCTGTCGGGGGTGATTTTTATTGCTTTTGGCTTTTGCCTCGGGAAGGGTCATACGCTGCGCATGCTTGCTCCAATGCTTTGAAATCGCAGGATATTTTACAAAGAAAGGCGTTACCCTTATTCACAACGGAAAAGTATGTATGGGCAGCGCGATCCATAATATCTGCCTTATGTTTGTTGCATTGTGCAATCTGATTCAAAAGAAGTGCGCGGTACTTGGGATCTGATTCTTCCGCGATATTATAGCGGACAATGGCCGCATCGTGGACAGGAATCATATTGTTAAATCCAAGAAGTCCAAGTTTACCACCACTAAGTTTCAGATAATGCTTCCCGGGTTTCATTTTTTCGTGATTCGGTTTCGGAGACTCCATCGGAACGAAATAACGGAATTCGCCCACCAGCAGAACTACACCAACGTACGGTCGACGCTGCCCTTTGTTGAATGGGACACGGTAATCGCGAGAGTGCATGAACCGGATATAGTGGTCTGAGATTCTGCAAATGAAAAGATTCTCCATATTTCGACCTTTCCGGGAGAAAAAGGCGAGGCGGAGGACAATCTCCGCCTCGCTTTTAGGTGCCCGTGTTTTTCAGTTTCCTACTTAACGGCAAGGAATTTCCGCTTTTTTCATTTCCTACTTAACGGCAAGGAGTTTCCGCTTTTTTGATTCCCTATTTTACGGCAAGGGGTTTCCGCTTTCACGAGCGGTGATGAACAGGACGATGAATGATGTTCAATCACTATATCTTGCGGATTTCTCCGCATCCATAGTATTACATCTTTTCGGTCAAATGTCAATAAACCAGAACAAATATTTTCAAAAATCGAACACCTGTTCGCGCTCGCGGACACCTAAATACACCGCATAGATTTACGCGAAAAATGGATGCGTCAGAAATGCTACATAAATGCGTCACTCATGCTACCCTCGCGCGTCCCTTAGAAATTTGAAATCCCTCATACTGAACGTAGGAACTGGCCGGTTCACTACATTTTTTGGAGGGAAACTCTATGGAATACGCAAGCAACGGCAAGGCCAATGCGGCCCTGACCACTGGCATCATCGGCACGGCGGGCGTCGGCCTCGGCCTGCTGGGCAATCTGCTCGGCGGAGGCTGGGGTGTAAATCCGGCTGCGGTGGCTGCGGGGTGCAGCGAGAACACGCCGGTCACACGCTATGAGCTTGATCGTGAGCAGCAGCTCGCGCAGAAGGACAGCGAGATCGCGCTGCTCAAGGCCAACACCTACAACGATCAGAAGTCGCTGGAGATGTACGCTTACATCGACGGCCAGCTCAAGGACATCCGTAAGTCGATCTGCGATCAGGCGGTACACAACCAGCGCACCGAGGACAGCTTCGTCCTTGCCCGTCAGGACATTGCATCGGTCAAGTCCGAGCTGCACCGCGAGATCGAGATGGAGGCCGAACGGCGCTGCTGCGGCGACAACTCGATTGTCACCTACGCCAATGCGACCTTTTATCCCAAGCAGGTCGCCGACGTCACGACCGGAACCGCAACGACGGCACAGACGCTTTACAATCCGCTCCCGAAGTGCGGCTGCTGCAACAAGTAAACGCAAGGGGCGGCAATAGCCGCCCCGCCTTAAAATGGAGGTAACCTTATGGTGACAATAGATCAGGCCATGCGCGGCGTGGCGCAGTATGCCGACAATGAGATCATACCACATCTTCCGACCGGCAAGGGCATTGGCGCCGGGATTGCGCTGGCGCTCATCATAGACGGCGGCAAGAGCCGCATCCTCGCGCTCAAGGATCACCCGGCAGTGCAGATGATGGGCATTATGGATGAGGATGGCAACATTGATCTCGACCGGCTTTACAACGCCGCGAGGGTGCGCGTGGACGGAAAGAAGATCCCACTGACCATTCCGGCCATTGGGGAGCTGCGGTTCGATGTGAACGATGTCGACCGGCTTTACAAATACATTCAGGAGGCGTGATATGGGAAAAGAGCATTATATCGAAGAACTGAAACGGCAGATGCATGAGATCATGGAGCGCCAGGTGACGCTTGGCCGCGCGGAAGAAATCACGGTGTATGCGGATGCCATTTGTGCGCTGCACAAACTGGACGATGACCATTTTCGTGAGTCCACGAAAATGATGGAATTCACCCGCGAGGATGCCGAAAAGTGGGTATCGCACATGGAGAACGAGGACGGCACGACCGGCGCACACTGGACAATGGAGCAGACGGACGCTGTGGCCAATATCACAGGTGTTCATGCGAAGTCCTGCGTCTGGTGGGCGGCAATGAACATGATGTACTCGGACTATTACGGTGTGGCTGCCAAGTACGGCCTTGACCGGCCGGAGTTCTACGCCGACCTCGCCAAAGCGTTCCTCATGGATAAGGACGCCGGCGGAGCGGAGGAAAAAATGGATGGGTATTATCATGGGGTTGTGCTGAGAGAAAAATGACGTTTCGCATTATAATATTTTGGTTTATGCGCAACATATTGCGCAACAAAGCTCAAAAATATACTGATTTTCAATTATAAATTACACCCCTGCTAAGGGAGTAGTCGTCTAAAAAGCGAGCGAGAGTTCGAATCTCTCCTTCCGCGCCAAAGTACCCGGAAACAGCGTAAAAACGTTGTTTCCGGGTACTTTTTTGCTTTTATAGTTTGAAATGCGGCTCTGTACAAAATGGAGCAAAAGTGGCGCCTAATCGTGCTCTGAGGCATCAACACTTGCCCCGTGTGTAACATTATGTGCAACATCATTTTTCCCTGTATTTGGTGCTCCGGGCATTTGATTCACGGCAGCGGCCATGCTGGACATATCCGGGTGGATATAGCGCTGCGTCGTGGTATACTTGCTGTGCCGCATGATCTCCTGAATCACGGACGGTGCGATATTTTGCAGTGCCAGCGCCGTGGCCGTCGTGTGGCGGCAGGAATACGGGACAAGCCGCCGCACCCCCGCTTGCTCAAGGGCCTCATAATAGCGCGTGTAAAATGTCTGCTCCATCATAGGACAAAAATTCCCGACGCGAGATTTATTCTCCTCGCAGAGCTGCCGGATGACCGGCGCGAGAAAGTCCGGAAATACCATGGGTGTCTCTTTGCGCTTTTTTGTTTTGATGCCGCTTTTGACGATCTCGTTGCGTTCAAAGTCGATGCAGGCTTTTTTGAGCCCGCGCAGCTCCCCGGGCATCATGCCTGTGTAGATCATGGTGAGGATATAGCCGACAAAGTGATTTGTGAGATACGCCTTCCATAGTTTTTTGATCTCGTCGTCTGTAAACGGCTCCGGCGGGGTCTCGATCAGCTCCGGGAGCGTGATGTATTTTGAGAGGTTTACCGTCACAGCTTTCTCAGCCAGAGCCAGATTAAAGCAATGCGAGAGCAGCGTCTTCATGTCCTTCCGCGTATAGTATGTGCTGGCCTCGCGGTCAACGACTTCCTGGATCTGATGGATGACCAGGTTGTCCATCTCAATATCTGCCAAGGAGGACAGGCGCTCATAGGCTTTTCGCATGGCGGCCTGTTTGTCGCGGGACAGTTTTTTGTATTTGCCTGCCTTGTAAGTCACCCAGTATTCCCGCAGCGTGGGTGCGGCCGGCGTTGGCTTCGGTGGGTCTGACGCATAAGCGAGGGCGGCCCGTTTGGTCTTGAAGCCGCCCTTCGTCTTTACGGTCCGCCGCAGTTTCCCGTCCTCATCCAGATAGGAGCCTGTGCTCCACTTGGCTGTCCATGTGGCGCCGCGCTTGTAGGCGGTGCCCTGTCCATTGCCGCGAGACCGTATCCCGCCGCGCATGGCCGCGGTCTCCTGCTTCGCGCCACACTGGGCGCAGAATGGGCCGTCCGGAACGTCTTGTTTGCATTTGCGGCAGATCATAGCGTCACCCCCAATAGCGGAGACGGCTTGCAGCCATCAGATGGTCGCGCACCCAGCCGATCTTTGGACTGAGCAGATCGACGAGCAGGAGTATCCCGGCCAGAAATACAATGCCGAGCAGCGCGGCGATGATCTTTCGCTTTAACTTCATGGATTGCTGGCAGAACGCGACTGTTTGACGTAGGTGCTCAATTTCCTTCTGTGCGTCGTGAAGCTCCTGCGGGATATCAGATTCCGGTGGAACATCATCCGGATGGATGTCAAAAAAGCGGTCGAGCGAGATATGCAGGAGGCGACAGACAGGGCCTACGGTGTCGATTCCTGGATTTAATATTTCACCGCGCATGAATTGACCAATGTTCTTCAGAGACTTTCCGGAGGCGTTAGCCAAATCTTGATAGGTCATGTTCGGATAGCGGCTTTCCTTCTTGTTTCGACAAATTTCAGACAAATCTTGTTTCAAAAAACGACTTCCTTTCAAAAAAAGCACTTTTATGGGAACAAAAAAGGAAATTACGGTTCTCGACAAATCACCTTCCCGGGGTGTAATCTGTACTTGCAAGCAGCTCCCACACGCTTGCAGCGGCCAAAAAGCCCCGCCGTCGATGGGATGATCGACGACGGGGTGATCCCATCACAACTGTATGCTCCATTCGCCAACAGCCTTAACTACCAAAAGTGTTGGTGTCCCAGAAATCAAGACAGTTCCGTTGTAAACCTCGGTTGTATTAACCAGCAAATCGCCACCAACGCCATACGTCCACACCGCGAAGTGATGCTCTCCAGCATTGCCGGAGATATGTGCTGTTGTCCCGTAACTTTTGATCAAGAGAACAGCGTCTCCATAACCGGAATAGCTGGTGTCTGCACTGATGCTGCCTGTATCGTAAATAGATCGCAGTTCGATTTTCCATGCTCCGCTGGCTTTTACCTCTATCGACGCTACATCGTAGCTCGGGTCTATTGTAAACCCGCTATACGCTTCTGTGGTGTTGACCAGCAACTCTCCATATTCCCCCGCTGAATTGTATGTAGTCACTGAAAAGTGTTTCGCATCACTATTCCCTGTAATGTAAAATGCAAACGGATAATCAGGGGTAACGATGGATAGCACATCGTCTCCATAACCTTCAAGGATTCGCGGCTTTGGTATATCTACTGGAATCTGCATATCATTTTGCACGTTCTGTGACTGCTGCTGATATTCGCCCTGTATGGTCGGCGTAGTCATCGCTGTATCTGGCTCATTCGTTTTTGCGTTTAATCGTATTGTCCCAATTATACTGCCACCGATTGGAACTGCGGCAAGCACTGCCACAACCAAAAACAACGGTATTTGATACAGTTTTCGAGCCGACACGGCTTTGCAGTATTTTGCAGTCCGCACAACGCCAATCAGCGGAAGGACGATACCGAGCAGATACACATGCCACACAAGCATGAAAAGGCCCAAAATGATTAGTATTACATACAGATACACGTTTTTCCCATTGCCATTATCTTTTGCGCTCATCCGTTTCTCCTCCAGTTGAAAACTATTGTGTGCAAAGTTCAAAACCTTGCGATATAATTTTTATACGACCATCAAATTATGAGGGATTGAGAAAGAAAGGAAGTGCTTAGGAATGACCGACCTGCTCCAGGAATTGATGTCGCTCACACCGGAAGGACTTAGTCGTTTTGCCGGGTATATCGCTGCCTTAAAAACGCGAGATAAGAGCGAGCCTCAGCCTGAGCATCCGGCGGAAGCTCCATAAATTCTTTTGCTACTTTGTAGACCTCATCGGGTACTCCGGTGAGGTTTTCTTTTTTGTCGTCGCTGTCATCAATCAAGTAATCGACGGATACGCCAAAAAAGTCGGCAATCATTTTCCAGATTTTCATTCCTGGATCGTACTTCCCTGTCTCGTATCCGGAGATTGCTGCCTGTGATAAATTCAGCGCCTCCGCCAGTTCTTTTTGATTCAGCCCCTTGCTCAAACGGACTTGCTTCAGACGATTCATGGCCCTCACCTCGTTTATATTATATCAGCCTTTTTTATTTTTCCCACAAAAAATAAAGAAAATTTATAAAATTTGATTTTCGCTATTGACATATCAAGTTACTTGATATATAATCCAGAATATCAAGAAACCTTATATCCAATCAAGACAGAAGGTGATTAACATTAACGGTATCAAATCCAAGCGTGTCGAAGCGGGCCTGTCGCAAAAGCAGCTCGCAGAGATCATGGGCGTCACACAGGCGGCCATTGCGAATTGGGAGACCGGCGGCGTGTATCCGCGCGCCTCACAGCTCCCGGCGCTGGCCGAGGCGCTGAACTGCACCATCGACGATCTTTACAACGGCGGAAAGAAGGCGGGCGGATGACGGACCCAAGATTGCGGCGCAAGGTCATGAGCCTAGAGCGGCGGCTCTCTGAGGCCGAGGAAAAAATCCGCGCATTGGGCTCGGTTGCCGAAACTGCAATAGAACTCTCCGCAGAACCCGCGGAAGATTTTATTGATCAGTATCTGGCTGGCTACTATGATCGGAGGTCACGCGTATGAACGCTCGAGAGAACGAGGAACGCCGATACCGTATCGGTATGTGGATCAAGCTGACCCTGACAGCGCTTGCGCTGATGGGGTGGATCATTGAGCTGAAAAAGCTCGGCGCATTTTGAGAAAGGAGCGAACGATATGTCATTGGAAGACCTGAAGCAAATGAATTGCATGACGATCACCCCGGCCATTGCGGCGACCTGCCTCGGATGCGATCCGCAGTGGATCAGACTGGCGGCGCGCCAGCGGCCGGAGCTGCTCGGCTTCCCGGTCTGCTGTGTCGGGAGCCGCGTGAAGATTCCGCGCCTGCCGTTCATCCGGTTTTTGGAGGGCGCATGATCTCCCCCACTGATATTATCCCACCAAAGGAGTGAGAAATCCATGCAGGAAGCATACATCAATATCTGCGCGGGGTGTCGGAAAAAGGCACATAAGACGCAGGAGCAGTGGGCAGAAGTGCTGCGCGTGTCGGTCGAGACGGTCAAGGCCTGGGAAGGCAATCACCGTATCCCGGACAACTATCATGTCTGCCTGATGGTCAATGCCTGCGGCGATACCTGGTTCGCGTACAAGCACCTTTTGCAGACCTCGGACAGCCTGAATGTGCTGCCGGATATGAAGCGTCAGCCGCTTCCGCTGGCCGTGATCCAGCTGGTCAACCGCATCATCGGCTTTGCCGACCGGAACCGCGACAAGGAGCTGCTGCGCATCGCCGAGGACGGCGTGATCGACACCGCCGAGCGGCCGGCCTACGACCAGATCGTGAACGAGCTGAACGACATCATCGCGGCGGCCTACACGCTGCGCTATGCGGAGGATTCGGAATGAAAAGGGCAGAAAAAAAGAGCCGCCCGGCTGCTGCGAACAACCGAGCGACTGCGTATCCCGTGAACGAGACACTTGAAAGCATCTTCAGTATATCATCAGAATGTTTGTTTTGCAAGGGGGTGAATCGATTTTGAGCGAAGATTTTCGCGCCTTCTGGTCGGTCATCCCGGCCACGGTGCTGGATGATATGTCCATCCCGGCCAATGCGAAGATCCTCTATGGGGTGCTGTCGTCGCTGATGCGGCGCGAGGGTTATTGCTGGCCGAGCAATGCGCAGCTTGCCGAGGCGATGCACTGCTCCGAGGACGTGGTCAAACGATGGGTGTCGGCGCTGGCCGAGGCCGGACATATCCGTGTCCGCATCGAGCCGAACCGAAAGGTCGGCGGCAAGATCCGCTATATCTCGCCAGTGCTGGCAGAGCCGTCCATTTCTCCCTCGCGGGATGGGTACGGGGACGAATGTCCCGGTACGTACGGGGATAAACTTCCCCGGGTAGGGGGACAAAATTCCCCGTCTATATATAAGGATGGATATAAAAAAGAGAATAAAAAGAAAAAGGAAAAAGAAAAGCCGCAATCGGCTGACGCCGTTGCGTCCGCGCTCCTGTATAAATGCGAGCTGAACGGTCAGCCGCTGGTGGATGCCATGCAGCGGTTTTTGCAAATGCGCGTTGAGATCAAAAAGCCCGTCAAGTCCATGCAGGCTGCTTCCATGCTTTGGAACAAGCTCGTCAAGCTGTCTACCGGTGACCCGGACTACATGGTCGCCCTGCTGGATAAGGCGACTGAGCGGCAATGGCTGAGTCTGTTCCCGCTGAAGAATGACGAGCTGCCGCAGAACCGGCAGGCTGTCCCGGCTGATAATGCCGGGCGCGTGGATCTCAGCGGCGTGGAGTTCGTGTGATGGCCAGCAAACAAGATGCGCTGATCAGCGCACAGACCTCCGTCCTCGGCTCGATGATCATCGATTCGCGCTGCGTCCCCGTCGTGATGGAGACGATCAAGGAGGACTATTTCACGGTCGGCCAGTATCGGACGATTTTCAACGCGATCCGTGCGCTGGCTGGTGAGGGACGTCCGATCGATGCCGTGACGGTGCTCGACCGGGCTGGAAAAGCCTACGCCGACCTGATCGGCCAGATCATCACGGTCACGCCGACCGCCGCCAATGTCCGCGAGTATTGCCGTATCCTGCGGAGCGAGGCCCGCTTGCAGCTGCTCAAGGACGCAGCCGGCGCAATGCTCGACGCGGAGGACGAAGACGAGATCCGCAGGGCACTGGATCAGGTCAACCGCATCATGGTCGACAAGCCTGGCATCCGAGCCATGAATATGGCGCAGGCCCTGGAAGATTTCTACCGGCGGCACGATCCATCCGTCAAGCCGGACTTTCTCCCGTGGAAGTTTGCCAAGCTCAACAAATACCTCCGGACGGAGCCCGGAGACCTCATCTACATCGGCGGCTATCCCTCGGACGGCAAGACCACGCTTGCACTGCACACGGCCCGAGAGCAGGCAAAAACCAAAAAGGTCGGGTTCTTCAGCTATGAAACAAACTGTGGGAAGCTGGCAGACGCGATGGTCTGCGCTGCCGCGCAGATCGGCCTGCCAACCATCCAACTCAACAAACTCGGCGAAAACGAGTGGGACGAACTGGCCTACATTTCCACAGATTTCACGGGGCGCAACCTCGACATCATTGAGGCCGCGGGCATGACGGTCACGGACATCCGTCTCTATACCATGGCGCACCACTACGACGTGATCTACATCGACTATGTCCAGCTCATCCCGGCCAGCGGGAAAAGCCGCTGGGAACAGGAGGATTTCCAGCGGGTCAGCGCGAACAGCCGCGCGCTCAAGCTCTTCGGCCTCCAGTGCGGTGTGACGATCGTGGCCCTCAGCCAGATGACGAGGCCGCAGCGCAACAAGGACGGCATGATCCCGCCGCCGACAATGTCCAGCCTCCGCAGCACTGGCCAGATTGAGCAGGACGCGGACGCCGTTCTCCTGATGTTCCGCGAGGATCAAAAGGCAAAGGATGCCGACCGCATCATCACCTTCGGCAAGATCAAGACCGGCGCAGCCGGCGGTTCATTCAAGCTCCATTTCGACGGCGAAATGCAGACGTTCAGCGATAAGCCGAACGAGCGCAAGCAGCGCCGCGAGGAAGTGCAGCAACAGACGAAAATGCAGGAATTCCGGGAACTTCCAAAAAGCGAACCGCTCCCGGATGATTTCCCGTTTGAACGAAAGGAAGAAAACACATGAAAGCAATCGCAATCCTGAATCTGAAAGGCGGCGTCGGAAAGACCGTCACTGCCGTCAACATGGCCCACATCCTGGCCGCCGATCACAAACAGCGTGTGCTCCTGGTTGACTGCGACAGCCAGTGCAACGCGACGGAGTTCTTCGGTGTGCGGCCCGGCATGGGAACGGTCACACTGGCCGACATTCTGCGCGGCGACTTCGAGCCGTACGTCTCGGAGCTGGTCACTGGCACGGATTATCCCGGCGTCGACGTGATCCCCGGCTCCGATGAGCTGATGGACATGGATATGTCCCAAATCACGAGTCAGCGTGTCAACGGCCGCGTCCTTGCGGATCTGTGCTACACAATCGGTGAGGATGACGAGTACGACTACGTCCTGTTCGACTGCCCGCCGGCCTTTAATGCAGCGAGCGCCGCAGCGCTCCTGGCTGCGGATGAGGTCATCATCCCGATCAAGCTCGACGCCTTTTCCATCCGAGGGTTGGCCAATGTCAGCCGCCAGATTGACAACATGCAGCGCATCAATCCCAAGATCCGCGTTGCCGGGGCGCTCATCACGATGTGGCGCAACGTGCCCGTCGTGCTGGAGGCCGAGGGCAGTCTCCGCGACTGCGGCCTGCTGCCGGTATTTCAGACGGTCATTCGCCGCACTGACAAGGTCGACGAGATGACCTTCGAGCGCAAACCCATCGCCATCTATTCCCCGCGCAGCGCCGCCGGCTATGATTACCGCAGTTTTGTGCAGGAGTATTTGGAGCCGCCCGTCACAATGGACGATATGCTGAGAGGAGGCGTTGACCGTGCCGTTTGATGTGAGCCGTATTTTGCAGGACGCCGCACCTGCACCGAAAGATATGACGCTGCCGGAAACAGGGCCGCGGACGGCGGAGACCATCGGCAGCGAGATCCGCTATCTGTCCCATCAGGCCAAGTGCATGACGGTCTGGTTCGGCGTGGAGATCGGCAAGCGCCTTGCCGAGGCAAAGGCTATGGTTGGGCACGGCGGCTGGCTGGATTTCCTGAAAAACGAAACGGAGTTTTCAAAATCTTCTGCTGCGAGATTTATGCAGATTGCCAAGGAATATGGAAACAATTCAAATTTCCCAACGTTGGGAAATTTGAGTGTATCGAACGCTTTGCAGCTGCTCGCGGTGCCTGCCGAAGAGCGCGAGGAGTTCGCCGAGGCGGTCGATGCGGAGAATCTTTCCGCCCGCGAGCTGGAACAGGCCATTCGAGAGCGCGACGAGGCGCGGAAGCAGCTGGAGGCCGAGCGCGTAGCCAGCGAGGGCGCGGCGCTGAAGCTGGCCGACATCACCTCCGCCCTCGATGCGGAGAAGGAAAAGACGGCAGCACTTCGGGAGCGCACCGACGCGCAGGCCGCGAAGATCACGGAACTGGAAAACCGGCCGGTCGAGGTCGCCGTGCAGGCGGCAGACCCGGCGGAGATCGAAAAGGCTGTTGCGGATGCGCTGGCCGATGCGGAGAAAAAGCACAAGGCCGACGTCGCTGCGCTGGAAAAGCGCCGCAGGGAGGCCGAGAAGAAGCAGGCGGAGCTTCAGGCCGAGGCTGCAAAGGCTATGGCTGATCTGAAAAACAGCACGGGCCGTGCAGATGACCTGACGCGCCGCGTCGAAACGCTTCAGGCCGAGCTAGAAGCCGCAAAGGCAAACGCCGAGAAGCTTCAGAAGGCAGGGACGATCCAGTCGGACGCGGACATTGCCGTCTTTCAGAGCTTCTTTCAGGCGGTGCAGGAAAACTTCAACCGCGCTTGCGGCCTGATGCAGAAGGTCAAGACTCGCGACGCGGAGAAGGCCGCGAAGCTGGCCCGGTTCAGCCGGGACGCACTGGCCAAGATGGCGGCGCTGGTCGAAAAGGAGGCATGATGGCAAAAAAGAAGCGGCGGACACTCCCGCCGCCATCTCCTGGGACGGAATGTTATAACCTGCTGTGCCCGTATCGCCACAACAGCACGCAGTCGGTTTACAGTTGTACGATGGTTCGCCTCTGTGCGGCCCGAAAACTGGAAAGGAGTCCACGCCATGAATGAGCCTTTGACTCTGCAAGAGCTTGTGGAGATGAACGGTCAGCAGGTTTGGGCTGGAGAGCCGTTTAACGATTGGGTCAAGCTCATAATCGGCCCCTATGGCATTCCAAGCAGTATGCCTCCTGTAAAATTGTACCGTGCCCAACCAGATACGTTCGTGGAAGCAGGAAAGGCTGACAATGAAGCGCATAACGAGCTGGAACGGCGACTGTGTGCGGATCAACGGGTATAGCTTTTCCCACAACGAAAATTACATGAGGGTGGTGATCTCGGATGAGTAAAGCAGTTTTAATCAGCATCCGTCCGAAATGGTGCGAGAAGATCGTGTTAGGCGAAAAGACCATCGAGGTTCGCAAGACGCGCCCAAAACTGGAAACGCCGTTCAAGGCGTACATCTACTGCACCAGCGGTAGACCTGACCTGAACATTCCTATTTCGCCGGAACGTCTGATGCAGGACTACTTAGATACAGGTTCCATGCAGTCACTGAACTGCCCGCTTGGGAATGGCAAGGTCATTGGAGAGTTTACCTGTGACCGAATCGACACGATCCTTCCTGCAAACGAACCATACGGTATTTACGACATCGACGACGATTATGTCTTTCAGACGTGCCTTGAATATGGTGCGCTTTGGAACTATGGAAACGGCCAAACGCTATACGGCTGGCACATTTCCAGCCTGAAGATCTACGATGAGCCGAAGGAGCTGGGAGAGTTTACAGGGCTGCGCAAGACGAAGTTCGGCATGGAGCATGTGGCGATCACGCGGCCATTTCAAAGCTGGGGATATGTGGAGGAATTGCCGTGAAGCCACCGTGTGAGAGGAACTGTCCGTCTCGGACAGTGGGATGTCACACAAAGTGTGCGCCGTATCTGGAATATGAGGAAGCGAAACAGGCGGAATATCGGGCGAGAGAAGTCGAACGGAGCCGCGACGCCTACACTGCGGATGCGAAGAAGCGGTGTAAGAGCGTGGAGCGGCTGAGAAAGGCGGGGCTATTGTAATGGACTTGGAACAGAGCGCGTTTGAGGCGCTGCGATTTGCGTCGGCGCAGAGCTTGAAAATATACAAGCAACCGCTGGTAATTAAATACTCGGGCGGGAAGGATTCAGACGTGCTTTTGCATCTGGCTAGGAAATCTGGTATCCCGTATGAGGTGCTGCACTCACTGACTACGGCGGACGCACCGGAAACCGTATGGCACGTGCGGGATACCTTCCGCCGATTGGAGCTGGCGAACGTAAAGTGCACAATCGATACGCACCGGACGCCGGACGGCGGAAACGCGACGATGTGGAATCTGATCCCGAGAAAGCTCATGCCGCCCACAAGGATCAAGAGGTACTGCTGCGAAGTCTTGAAGGAGAACGGAGGCCGAGGCCGTTTTATCGCGACCGGCGTAAGGTGGGACGAATCGTCGAGGCGGAAAAACAGCCGCGGTGTGATCGAGGTATCCCACAGAGACAAAAACAAGCGACTGATCCTGATGGATGACAACGACGAGGCCCGGATGCAGTTTGAAACGTGCCAGCTCAAGGGCCAGCGGACGGTGAATCCCATCATCGGATGGTCAACGGCTGACGTGTGGGATTACGTAACGGCGGAACATATCCCTATGAATCCGCTCTATGGCTGCGGCCACACGCGGGTTGGATGTATCGGATGCCCGTTAGCTTCGAAACGTACCAGAATAGAGGAATTTATAATCTGGCCGAAATACAAGCAAGCATATATCCGCGCGTTTGATCGGATGCTAAAGGAACGACACCGCCGCGGGAAGATGGACGGCGGGATGCGATGGGGCGATAATGGGGTGGACATATTTAACTGGTGGATGGAAAACGCTGTGCTTCCGGGGCAGGAAGTGCTAGAAGAATTTCGGGAGGATTTGATATGAATTTGAAGTCGGAAGAACTGGTCAAGGCACTGCGGTGCTGCGCCGAGGGCGAATGTGGCGGATGCCCAATGTACGCAGATAGGCAAAGATGCCAAGAGCAAACGCTCGCTTCTGCCGCCGACCAGATCGAGCGCGACCAGAAGGAGCTGGCCGCGCTGCGTGAGAAAATTGAGTGGCTGGAACGGAGGGCGTATAGGCCGCATCCTGCGATAACATCGACGCTATGAGGAGGACACACCATGAATGGACAATCGGCTCGGGAGCGTGAGCTATTTGACAAGCTGGTGAGAGCGGCCATCGACAAAAAGGATGTACGGAAAATGGTGCAAGGAATGGCAGTCCTTGCGAGAATCAGGGGGATAAACGACAGGAGCGCGGAGATTCCGCCGCTGAGCCCATACCAGTATCCGGATCTTGGAATCGCGGAAAGAATCGAAAAGAAGAAAGCGGGCGGTGATTATAGCCCGTATTTCATTTGTGATGACTGCACGGAATGGCACAAGATCGTATGCACAGGAAATTGCTTCGGAAATGTGCATGAGTGGATCGAGCAGTATAGACACGGAAGTCGTAAGGAGGATGGATAATGGAGCGCATGACGAGCTGGAAAAACGACTGTGTGCGGATCAACGGGCATAAGCTGGCAGACGTAACATTACCTGACATCGTTCAGATGGCGGATCTTCTTGCGCGCTATGAGGACGCGGACGGTCCGATGATGCGCATCCGGCCGGGCGATACGGTTTGGCTATCTCAGATGTTTTACACGCGTCCCAAAAAGCCGCTCCCGGTCACGGTGGACGCCATACGGATTGATCGGGAGGGCGTGATGTTTATCACGGGGCGACGGAGATTTTCGGAGGAAGCGATTGGAAAGACCGTGTTTCTTTCCAAAGAGGAAGCGGAAAATGCTTTGCAGGGGATGGAGGAATGACGATGAAACGTCTGACATTTGAGGGCAACTTCTGCGATATTGCGCGGTGCAAGGAAGTGAAGTGCCCGTACGATACCGATTGCAGCCAGAAACAGGTATGGGAACGGCTGAAAGCCTATGAGGGCACGGGCCTGACGCCGGAGGAAATCAAGGCTCCGTTTACGGAGGACGCGATGATAAATCTGGCAGCGCAGGCGCTGGGAGTGGAACCTAGCCGCCTGCGGGAGCTGGCCGTGGCCGACAAGGACGGGCGGGTGGTCGTGCCGCCGTGCAAGGTGGGCGATGTTGTGTACGGATTCCACGGGGAAAAGACCATATTGCCGATGGTGGCAAAATGGATCGAAACGAACACTGACGGATGGTGCATTGCAGTACAATACGCGCCAATGGCCCCAAGGTTTTATAGGTTTTCCGATTTTGGTAAGACCGTATTTCTCACCCGCGAGGAAGCCAAGAAGGCTTTGCAGGAAATGGAGGGAAAATGATGGTAAAAAGAATCTGCGACCGATGCGGGGCGGAGATAAACCCCACGAGTTCGGCAACGTATGTAAACGTAAGGGGCGCCTATCGCGATCCAACGGGAGAAATCGAGCTTTGCTGCTCATGCGGGATGCGCATTCGTGAATGGCTAAAACCGACCGAGGAGGGCAAGAAGAATGTTTGAAAATCGTGTGTGTTTCAGCGTCAGAGGCGAGTTTGGGGCAGAAATGAAATTCGATTCCGAGGGAGAGATTCCACGCGAAGAACTGGAACGTAGCATTGATAAGAATGTATTGCTCGAAATGATGTGTCTTGATCAGCTCGGCTATACAGGCGAGGACGTTACGTTTATTTCGCCAGAGGAATACGACAAACAGTATGGAGATGATGACGATGGCTGACGAATATATCCGGCGCAGCGATGCGCTAAAGGGCGTCGAACTGTTTCAATGCGGCTGGGCAGAGATCGAAGCCGTACAGTCGGATTATATTGAGCGATTGCCCGCCGCCGACGTTGCGCCGGTGGTGCGCTGCAAGGACTGCAAATATGGAGACTATGACAGCAAGCCGGACGGCGCTATGGTCTGCCTGAGAACGAAGGATGGATTTTGGAGAAAAGAAACGGATTTCTGCTCCTATGGGGAGAGAAAGGACAACGATGAACACTGAAATTACACTGTTGAAGTGGCCGGGCGATGAAGATTGGATGTTTGCCAAGAGCTGCGCACTTGTGACGATTGGGAAGCACTCGGGAAAAGCACCGGACATGGAATGGAAGCACAGGATGCTCCGGGCGAAGCACAGTCCAATTCGGACGCTGAACTTCGCGTTTTACCTTCACAACGTGCCGTACTACGTCAGCACACACCTTGCGCGGCACGTCCATTCCGTCCCGTTCATCAAAAGCCAGCGCAACGACCGTCAGAGCGACTATGACAGGAACGCAGCGCGGCAGGACGCGCCGGTGGATATGATCTGGTACATGAACGCGGAAGAACTGTTGACGGTCGCCAGCAAGCGCCTGTGCCGCAAGGCAGACCCGGCAACACAGGAGATCGTCAAGAGGATGCGGACGCTTGTGGTAGACAAATGCCAAGAGTTCCGCGGATTGATGGCTCCGCCGTGCGCGTTTATGGACGAGTGCCCGGAAATGGAGCCGTGCAAGGAGGGACAGGCATGACGTACATGGAGGCATGGAGGATTATGGCCCCGAAGCTCATGCCGCTAGATACGGACGATGAGCGCGAAGCGTATCTCAAACTGTTCTGGGCGGTGAAAGAGTGCGAAAGGGAGGAACAGCATGGAAAAGCTGGCAAAGCGGATCAGGAGCAGCAACAAGCAGTACTTTGAGCTGGAAATCAAGCTCTATGCGGTCAGAAAGGCGGTTATGGAATGATCGAGGGAACGAAAGACGACAACGGGAAACTGAAGCTCTCCCGTGTGCCGCCGGAACTCATTGAGGCGGTGGCCAGAGTACGGGATTTCGGGGACAGAAAATACACAGACCCTGAGAACTGGAGGCACATTGCCCCGGAACGGTGGCACGAGGCGCTGCTGCGCCATGTGCTGGCGATTTGGAATGATCCGATGCACATTGATGAGGAATCTGGCCTGCCGTCTCTGTGGCATGTAGCGTGCAATGCGGCGTTTTTGTGTGCACAGGATAACGAGCTAAACCCGTTTTGGAAAGAAACACCGTTTGAGGACACTGAGAGAGGAACCGGCGGGTTCGGGAGCACGGGAAGATAATGGACTACTGGCACAAGGACTGGAAATGTCCGTTCTACAAGTACAACGAGCAGCGGAAGGTGTGCGGCAAGGACTGCGAGCATGCGCGTGATCTCGGTTTTCAATTCGGCAGTCTGGCGCATGAGTCGTGGTTTTGCATATACAATGGGCCTCACACCACAGGCGCAAATGATTTTTGCAGCCACGGGCCAAAACGAGAGAAAGGAGAACTTGAAGATGATCCTTGATATTTTGAATCTGCTGGCGCTGATCGAGTGGATCGCGCTGGGCGTTGTTGTCTGGCTCAAGGCGCGGAGCCTGTATCGCCGCTCGAAAGCGGTGCTGGATGCGCTGCAATCGGAAGAAACGGAGGTTTATGAAGATGACGCGGAAACGCTGCTGTAAATTGCTGATGGCCTGTGGAGCCACCAGGAACGAAGCAAACCAAGCTATGCGCTTTGCGCACAAAGTGTACAATTGCACAAACTACGAATGTCTCTACCTCGCATTGAAGCCGCTGCTGTACTTGCAAACCCTTCGCAACCGACCTAGCGTTCCCGACACAGTGCTTAAAGCATTTGGTATCAATCCGGATGAACTATAAATGATTTGGACTTTTGCCCGCGCGGGATGCCATTGCCGTGACGGGGAGGATCAGCCGGATGATATAGCCAGCCCGGATCTCCGGGCTGGCACACAAAGAAAGGGATGATAACATCAGTCGAGTGATAGAGCTTCAGGCCGGGACGCGGTTCCGAGCCATTGAGCTGGCCGCGGCTCCGCAGCAAAAGCGGACGCGGGCGTCGCGGCAATTTGAGACGAGCCTTGTACGGGAGGCCGTTAACATCAAGACCGCCTGCATGCGGTTGGAATTTCTGCTTTACGCGAACTTTGCACTGGATGATTGGTTCGTGACGTTGACCTATGACGAGGATTTTCTTCCACCGAACTATGAGACGGCCCGGAAGAATCAGCCGGCCTACTTCCGCAGGCTGCGGCAGGCGCGCCGGGCGGAAGATCTTCCGTTTGATTATGTGTACGTCATGGAGGGTCTGCACGGAGATCATCGCATCCATCACCATTTCGTGACCAAGCGCGCGCCGGGCAACGACATCGCTCTATTCCGTGAACTGTGGGGCAAGGGCTTTGTCGATGTGCAGACCATTGAGGAGTTCGGCGGCTATCGCGCCGTCGCGCAGTACATGACCAAGGAGCCGCGCAAAACCGGCAAACTCCGGGTCGGCGCTCGGATGTGGACGCCAAGTATCGGGCTGGTACAGCCGGAGCGGCACGACATCGAGCTTGCACCGGGCGAGCACTACTCGCCGCCGCCGGGCGCTTCGGCCTTCGAAGGTGGAAAGTTCCCGGAACGCATCGAGAACTGTTACGGGACCTTTGTGACCTACGATTTCGAAATCCCGGCTTTGCAAACTTAATATCTATATTTTGACTTGAAACAATATATAAATACTGGGAAGGAGCGACAAAAGGACTTGCAATCTGAGAAACGGCGTGATATACTGTTAGTGTCAGCAGACGGGAAGTTGATTTGCCCGTTGTGCGGGCGCCCGACGCAGCAGCGTGTGCGGCCGACGACCGTGCTGACAGACTTTCCGCTGTACTGCAAGCTGTGCAAGCGAGAGTCGATCGTGAATATGAGCCAGAGCCAAAACCATCGAGTTAGTGCCAGCGCCAAATGATTTGACCGTGAAAACGGAGAATCGTTTGGCGCTTTTGTTTTGCACCCGAGGTGATAGCCGGATGGCACGAGCGCCATGATCTCCGTCGTGAGGTCATGGCGCTTTTTGTTTGTCCATGGATTACAAAAGCAAACGCTGGCTGCACCTGCGCGACGCGGTGCTCCGGCGTGACAAGTACCGATGCCGAGAGGCCGCAAGGTTCGGCAGGAACGAGCTGGCGACCGTTGCCCACCACGTCTACCCGGTGGAAGATTTCCCCGGCTGGCAATGGTGCGGCTGGAATCTGATCGCTGTGAGTCAGGCAGCGCACAACAGCTTCCACGACCGCGTGACCGGCAAGCTGACCGATCGCGGCCTCGCGTGGCAGCGGCGAGTGATCCCCCCTCCCGATGCGCCGCCGCCGTTCTGACCAAAGCACCGGAGTGGGCCCCCTTTTCCGACGGCGGGAAAACGGGCGGAGGGGGTAAGCGAGGATGACCGAGGCGCGCGGGTGCGCGCGAGAATTGAATCATGCGGTGCGGGCGCAAACGACGCGCCTGCGCGAAACGCCGGAGGCTGTGCCAGGCAGCAGCGACATTGGGAACGCCGCCATTGCCTTCTCAGATCCTCCTAACTGGGCCCGGAGCCGCCGGGCCTGGCAGAGTCTCCGGCATGCGGGAGGTGAGCACTTGGCCAGAGAGGACATGATCCGGAAGGACATGGAGCTGGTCGGAACCTACAACGAGATATTCGAGCCGACGATCAAGCAGCTGGCCAAGACGGAACGCGAACTCTCCCGCGCAGAGAAAGAGTGGAAGAAACAGGGGGGGCAGCGGATCTGCACCATGATCAACAAGACCGGCGCGGAGTACACGGCCAAAAGCCCATACTGGACGGCGGTCGAAGATCTGCGCGCGACGGTGCAGTCACTCCGCAATCAGCTCGGCCTGACGCCGACTGGCCTGAATAAAGCCAGATCGAAGCTTCAGCCCTCTGCCCTCGGCAACAGCAAGATCGAGCAAATGCTTGCCGCAGCGCACGACCACGCTGTTGAGCACGGCCCGCAGTATCAGCGCGAGGTGGACTCCTTCGTGGAATCCGTCCTGTCCGGAGAGTCCGGGTTGTGCGAGGATGCTGTGCTCGCCTGCAAGCGATACGTTGCAGACCTCGACCGTGGAAAATGGGAGTTCCGCACGGAACCGGCCAACGACATCATCGCCATCATCGAGACAATGCTCTGCCACCAGCAGGGAGAATTTTTGGACGCAACGCCGCTGCGCGGCACGCCGTTCCTGCTTCTCCCTTATCACAAGTTCATCGTCTACAACCTTCTCGGCTTTTATGCCCCAGGGACGAACATCCGGCGCTTCAAGGAGGCCGTCGACTTCATCCCCCGAAAAAACATCAAGACGACCTTTGCTGCAGCGCTCGCGTTTGCGCTGGCGCTGCATGAACGAGCCAGCGGTTCCAAGGTTTATGCCGTAGGCGGTGCGCTTAGGCAAACGAAAGAGGTTTTCAATTTTCTTAAATACAACCTGGCTCGTTTGCAAATTACGACGGATGACGATCCTGTGCAGGGGCTTCGCGTCATCGACAACAATGCCGAGCGGTCGATCTCCGGCGATATCGGCAGCGGCATGGTCTCCATCGATGCGCTGGCCGCGAATCCTGACAAGCAGGACTCCTTTAACTGCAACATCGTCATCGCGGACGAAGCGCACACCTACAAAAGCCCGCAACAGTATCAGATCCTGAAGGACGCGACGAAGGCGTACACAAACAAGCTCGTCATCGTGATCTCGTCTAACGGTCCGAACGCCAGAGGCTTCCTGCTCGCCCATCTCGAATACTGCCGGAAAATTCTGCGCGGGACGGTCACGGGTGACGCGGCCGACAGCATCTTTTGTTTTCTCTGCTCCGCGCCGACACTGGAAAACGGTGACGTTGACCTGCATGATCCGGCTGTGCTGAAAGCAGCCTCGCCGGGCTGGGGCTACTCCATCCGCCCGCAGGACATGATCAACGATGCAGCCATGGCCGCTGAAAACCCGGCGCTCCGGCCGGAGTTTCTCAACAAGTCGCTGAACGTCACAACGAACGCGATCAAGGCATGGTTTGACATTCAAGAGTTCCGCAAGAGCGACGAACGATACAGTTGGAACTATCGGCAACTCGCGAAGCTGCCTATCCGTTGGTATGGCGGCACAGACCTTTCGAAGCTGCACGACCTGACGGCCGGTTGCCTCTTCGGCCACTACAAAGGCGTAGACATCATCATTCCGCATGCATGGTTCCCGCGGCCGGCCGCCATCGTCAAGGCGCAGCAGGATCAAATCCCGCTATTCGGCTGGCAGGAGGACGGCTGGCTGGACATGACCAACGACAAGGTCACAAATCACCACGATGTGGTGCAATGGTACAAAAACCTGCGCGCCGATGGGTTTAAGATCCGCCGCATCGGACACGACCGAAAATTCTGCCGCGAATACTTCGTCGAGATGCAGAAGGAACGCTTCCCCATCAAGGATCAGCCGCAGCTGTTCACACGGAAATCCGAAGGTTTCCGCTACCTGGAGGCCAGCGCCAAGAAAGGAACGCTCTACTACATGCACGCCGAGCCCTATGAGTATTGCGTGCAGAATGTCGCCGGAATTGAGAAGGCTGACGACATGGTCATGTATCAAAAAATCGAGCCAAACCTCCGCATCGACCTTTTTGATGCCTCGGTGTTCGCGGTTTGCGCTTATCTCGAAGATCTGACCGCCAGCAATAAGGCGGCAGGCTGGTATGACAAGAAAGACAAGGACGGTGATGCAGATTGAGAGTGAAGCCGCAGCGCAGAGGGACGGACCCGGCGCTGCAAAAATGGATGATCGGCGCGATCGACGCTGATACGCTGGCTGTGCCCGGCTATACGCGCCTGATCGACAGCCCGGATGTGCTCGCCGCCATCGGCGGCCTCGCTGATATCATCTCGAACGCTACGATCCAGCTCATGCGGAACACCGACGACGGCGATGTCCGCGTCCGCAATCAGCTGGCGCGCTTCATGGACATTTCCCCGTGGCGGCACGGGACGCGCAAGGATCTGATCTCCTGGATCGTCTGGACGATGCTGACGACCTCGACCGGAAGTGCCTTCCTCCTGCCGCACACGGAGCGTGGCCTCCTGAGCGAGCTGGAGCCGATGCCAGGCGCGTATGCGCTGAGCGACGATAACGGCCTGACCTACTATGTCATGTGGCAGGGACGGCGATATGCGGCCGACAGCGTACTCCATTTCAAACGCTGGCCCGACCCGGCACAGCCCTGGCAGGGAATCGGCCTGCGGATCAGTCTCCGGGATGTGACCGCGAATCTCCGGCAGGCAGCCGCCACGAAAAAGGGCTTTATGTCCGACAAGTGGAAGCCGAGCGTGATCGTCAAGGTGGATGCGCTGGCCGATGAATTTGCCGATGAGGCGGGACGCAAGCGGCTGGTCGATCAGTATATGTCCGGCAGCTCCGCAGGCGAGCCGTGGGTGATCCCGGCAGAGCTGATGGAGGTGCAGCAGGTCAAGCCCCTGAGCTTGACGGATCTCGCCATCAAGGACAGCGTGGAACTGGACAAACGCGAGGTTGCTTCCTTGGTCGGTGTGACGCCGTACATGGTCGGCGTCGGCAGTTATTCCGACGCGGAGCACAACCACATGATCCGCACCACAGCAGTCACGATCTCCAACATCATCTGCCAGGAGCTGACGCGAAAACTGCTGATCTCCGAGGAGATGTATTTCCAGATGTCCACACGCCGGCTTTACAGCTACACGCTGCAGGAGCTGGCCAGCGTGGCCGACGATCAGTACATCCGCGGCCTGATGGACGGCAACGAGGCCCGCGATTGGCTCGGCCTCAGCCCGCGCAAGGGCCTGAACGAGCTGGTCATCCTCGAAAACTACATCCCTCGCGGTATGATCGGCAATCAGAAAAAACTAGAAGGAGGCGACGGCAATGCCGAATGAACGCCAGCAGCGGCAGGCGCGCTGCGTAGCCCAGCAGTTCCAGACGCGCTCGGCCAACGATGATTTGTTCATCGAAGGCTATTTCTCCGTCTTTAACAGCGAATACCCGCTTTGGGAAGGCGCGAGCGAGATCGTAAAGCCGGGCGCTTTTACCAATTCCGTCTCCGGAGATGTCCGGGCGCTCATCAACCACGATTCCAGTCTTGTGCTCGGCCGGACGAAGGCCGGCACGCTGGCGCTGCGGCAGGATGAGCGGGGCCTCTGGGGCAGCATCAGAATCAATCGGGACGACGTTGACGCCATGAACCTCTACGCCCGCGTCCAGCGGGGTGACGTTGACCAGTGCTCGTTTGGATTTGACATCAAACGCGAAACATTTGTGGATCTCGGCGGCGGGAAATGCCGCTGGGAAATCGAAGAGGTCGATCCTCTCTACGAAGTGTCTGTCTGTACGTTCCCGGCCTACACGGAAACGTCCGTCAGCGCCCGCAAGCAGGATCTGGCTGAAATCGAAAAGCGCCGCGCCGAGGCCTGGTGCAGCGACATGAAAAAGAAACTGGGAGGTACACAGTAAATGGCATTAAAAGTTTTGCTGCTGCGGAGCCGTCTTGCACCGCTGCAGACTGAGCTCCAGACGCTCGAAACCACGCGCGACGGCTTCGCGGCCCGCGAAGCGGAGCTGGAGCATGACATCGCTGAGGCGCAGACCGATGAGGAGCGCAGCGTCGTTGAGGCCGCTGTGAATGCTTTTGAGCAGGAGCGCAGCGCGAACGCCGCGGACATCACCCGTGTGCAGGAACGGATCAACGAGATCAACGAAGAAATCCGCAGTCTGGAAGAAGCGCAGACGCCGCCAGCATCTGATCCCCCGGCGGCAGAGCCGACCGGAACCACCAACACCGAAAGGAGTAATCATTCCATGCCTATCAACAACCCGGAGCGCCGCTGGTTCGGCCTCACCTATCAGGAGCGCGACGCGCTGCTGGCGCAGCCCGCCGTCAAAGAATTCCTGCAGCGCGTCCGCGAGGCGCGCAGTCAGCAGCGCAGCGTAAACGGCGGCGAACTCGGCATCCCTGATGGTTTCCTGCCGATCCTGCGCGATCTGACCTATCAGGAATCCAAGTTCCTGCGCTACTGCTTCACCACGAGTTTCCGCGGCACCACGCGCCAGAACGTTGCCGGTGTTGCACCGGAGGCCATCTGGACCGAAATGACCGACGCGCTCAACGAGCTCGACATTGACTTCTGGCAGCTGACGATGGACGGCTACATGGTCGGCGGCTATATGGCTGTCCCGAACTCCCTGCTGATGGATGACAGTGACCTGCAGCTTGCATCGACCATCCTTCAGGCACTCGCATCCTCGCTCGCAAAAGCGATCGATAAGTCCATCTGGTTCGGCACCGGCGAAAAGATGCCCGTTGGCATCCTGACCCGTCTGTCCGCAACCGCGAAGCCCGCATGGTGGGGCGCGCAGCAGGGCGATTTTACCGACCTGCATACCAGCCACATTCTGAAACTCGACCTCTCCGCCAAGACTGGCGTCGAGTTCTTCCAGCCGCTGGTCGCGGCGCTGGCTGTGGCCAAGCCGGACTACTCCAACGGTACGGTCGTCTGGACCATGAATCGCAAGACACATCTCGACCTGATGTCCCGCGCGTTGGCCTACAACTCCGCTGCGGCTATGGTTGCAGGCGTCAACAACACCATGCCGGTCGTCGGCGGTGTGATCGTCGAGTGGGAAGTCATGCCGGACAATGAGATTGCAGGCGGTTTCCTGAGTCTCTATCGCTCGGTCGAGCGCGAGGGCACGCTGATCGAATCCAATACAAATGTGCGGTGGCTTCAGAATCAGACCTGCTATAAGGGCCTGCAGCGCCGCGACGGCAAGCCGGCCATCGGTGAGGCGTTTGTGGTCGTCAACTACGGCAATGTGGCCCCGACCACGACCACGACTTTCGGCAAGGACCTCGCTAACACTGCAATTGGCACTTTGATCGTGACGACGGCAGCCGGCAGCGGCGCGTCCGGCGACAGCACCGTGACGGTGGCCGGCAACAGCTCCGGCGCGCTGAAATACCAGGTCAGCGGTCAGGCCGTGCCTGTGGCGAACGGCGAGCCCATCGGCAAGGGCTGGACAGATCTGCCCGCAAATAAAACCATCAAGAGCGCCACGACCGGCGCGACCATCACCGTCGTCGAGGTCAACGCGGACGGCAAGGCCGTGGCCGTTGGCTCCGGCAGCGTGACCGCCAAGGCATAAGAGAGGGGGCTGTGGAATGTCAGCAGACCTGCGTCTGACTTACATGAAGGTTGATCTTGGCATTTTGTCGTGCGCTGATCAACAGGAGCTTTATATGCGCGGTCTGCTGACCACAGCCGAATCCTTTGTCCGCCGGCGCGGCATCACGCTGGCGGACGACAGCGACGAGGATGACATGCTGGTCGGCTCCGTGGCCGCGTGGATGTATCGTGCCCGCGGAAACACCGAGCGGGCGGCACTCCCCCGGAATCTTGACATCATGATCAAGGACCGGCTGTGCCACGAGAAAATGAGGGACGGCGGATGATCTACGACAAGATTTTGACGATCTATACGCTGCTCCCTGGTCGGTCTCCTGCCGTGCGCAAGCTCAAGGCCGTCAGCCAGCACTTTTACTGCGAGCGCACTGTGTACGCCTCCCGGTTTTATGCCGGGAAGCAGGCCGGGCAGAAGCTCGTGCGCATGGTGTCCATGCCGCGCAGCGTATTCGACGCGCCGATCGAGGCTGACCAATACTGCACACTGGAGGACGGCCACGTCTATCGCATTGACCAGGCGCAGCGCGAACAGGACGCCGACGGCCTCGACATCAACACGTTAAGCCTTGCGGAACCGGAGGGGAAATATGAGCTATTCCAAAATTGAAAACGTGCTCAAGACCGTCCTGCCGGATGCGGTCTACAAGGTACAGGCCCCAGAGACAACGGACGATGGTGTGCAGCTGCTCCGCTATCTGGTCTGGACGCCGACCGGCGAGCGCTACGCCTACGCCAACGGCCGCCCCTTCGCCACGATCTATCAGGCCGTTGTGACCGTGGCCACGCAAACCGAAGATGATACGCTCCCCGCCGAAGTCTCAAAGGCTTTGGCGGATGCGCATATCGCGATGCAGATGCCGGAGCACTCCTACGACGTCGAGACAGCCACCTACTACACGGACATTCCCTGTGAGGTGATCTGATGGCGCAGATGGAGACCGACGGCATTGAAGAGGCCATCCGGCAGCTGAATAAGGCCGATCTGTTTACCGACGAGAACGTGAAACGGATGCTGACAGCCGGCTCCGAGGTCATGCTGACCTCTGTAAAATCTGCCTTTGTGGAGTCCGGACATAACAGCCCCGGCCGACAGCGGCGCACCGGTGAGACGCTGCGGCATATCACAAAAGCCCGCGTCGTCCGGAAGGACAAAAACGGCGTCCCGTATATGTTCGTCACGATCCACGGGAAGGACAAACGTGGGCAGCGGTACGGCACAAAGGGTTTTGTGCTGAACTACGGCCGACGAACCGGCGGCAAGATCCCGGCAGACTATTACTGGTCGACCGCGGTACACAACACCTGGCAGCAGGCCAACGACAAAATGTCCGACGTCGCTGCCGACATTCTGAAAGGAGAATGACATGCCTGAATTTGATCTTCGCGGCATGAAGGTCGCGAAATACAATTATGACAAAGCGCAGAAGAAAATCAGTTATGACACGCCGATGTCCATGGGCGACGCAATGACGGCGAACCTCGAACTCAAGTTCGCGGAGGGACGTCTCTATGCCGAGTCCGCGCTGGCCGAGTACATGAAGAAGGTCACGGGCCTGACAGTCAGCCAGGGCGTGAAGTACATCCCGGACGAGACGCAGAAGCTGCTCTTCAAAGCGTATGAGCTGAGCCGTTCGGTCGGTTCCGGCTCGCCCAAGACCGTGAAGAGCATGGCCTACGGCAAGACCTCGACCGGTCAGTACGTCGGCAGCGGATTCTATGCGCCGGATATGATCGACGGCGTAGAGAAGTTCACGGCGATCTTCGTCCACAAGACGCTGTTCGGCCCGCCCAGCAAGACGCTCCAGACCATGGGCGAGCAGATCAACTTCCAGACGCCGACGACCTCCGGCGAAGCCCTAGTCGATGACGCAGGCCACTTGATGGAGTGGGACTCGTTTGACACCGAGGCCGAGGCCATTGCATGGCTCGACGCCTGCTTCACGACGGAACCGACCGTCGTCACGGAGGGAGGATAAACCATGGATCTCCGTTTGAAAACGCTGCCGTTTGAGTATGGCGGCCACACGCTCCAGCTCTGCTGCAATTTCAACGTGCTAGCAGATCTTCAGGCGGCCGACGAACTGGATGAGATGCTTGATGAGAAGCGTTCCTTCCGGAATTTCACGCGGCTGCTCGCGGCGCTGGTCAACGAGGCCGCGAACGCTGCCGGGCTGGATCTCTCCGTCACGGATCGCGAGATCGGCCGTGCGGTGAGCTGGAAGGAGTTCCGCCGCATCCAGGGCGATGTGTTCGGCCTGCTGTTCGCAGCGGTCATGTCTCCGGAGGAAGGCGAAGCAGAAACGACCGAAGAAGAAACAAAAAACGTGGAGACCAAGGAAGCGGCAGCGACGGCCTGAACTTCGCTTGGTATCTGAATATCTGGATCAATGTCCTGCATAACGACGAGGCCGTTTTCTGGCGGACAATGACGCCGGCGCGGTGCGTAGCGCTTTACCGTGAGTTTTTCAAGCTCATGGGCGCACCGGGCCGGCGTGTCGTTTCTGAGTCTCCTGCGGAGACGGAGAAGCCCGCCCGCTTGTCGTTGTCGGCATATCTGATGGGAGGTGGCGGTTGATGGCTGCCCCGAGTATCAACTCAAAAATCAAACTGGACGGCGAGCGGGAATACAAGGCTGCACTGGCCGAGATCAAGAGCGGCCTGAACGTTCTGAAATCCGAGCTGAATCTCGCGTCCGAGCAGTTTCGGGATAACGCGGACAGCGTCGAAGCGCTGACCAAGAAAAATGACATCCTCGACCGCACGATCCTGACGCAGAAGGAAAAAATCGAGCAGATCGAAAAGGCGCTCCAGTCCTCGGCCTCCGCCTACGGCGAAGCCGACGAGCGCACCAATCGCTGGAAAACGCAGCTCAACAACGCACAGGCCGAATTGGTCAAGATGGAGCGTGCATTGAAGGACAACGAGGACGCACTCCAAAAGGCGCAGAAAGAGGCCGACGGCACGACAACCGCCTTTGGCAAGCTGAAAAAGGCGCTGTCTGACACCAAGGAGCAGGGCGGCGGCATCAAGGGTCTGTTTTCTAATCTCAAGGAGGAGTTCTCCGGCAACAACGAGGTCATGCGCGGCCTTGGAGACGCGCTGACGGATGTGGCCGGGAAGTTCGGCGTCCAGCTCCCGGAGGGCGCACAGAAGGCCGTGCAGTCTCTCAACGGCATCAATGCAGGCGCAGCTTTGGCTGTGACCGGCCTTGGCCTTGTGGTCGCTGCGGTGATCAAGACCGAAAAGGCTCTGATCTCCATGACGAAGGAGTCCGCAGCCTACGTCGACAACATCCTCACGATGTCGCAGACAACCGGGCAATCCGCAGAACAGCTGCAGGAGTTTTCCTACGCAACGGAGCTTCTGGACGTGTCCATGGACACGCTGCAAGGCTCGCTGACCAAGCTGACCAACAATATGCAAAATGCCATCAACGGAACCGGGGATGCGAAGTCTGCCTTTGAGCAGCTGGGCATTTCTCTGACAAATGCCGACGGCAGTATGCGCAGCGCAAACGATGTCTTTTATGACACGATCGATGCGCTCGGTGAGGTGCAGAACGCGACGGAACGTGACGCGCTCTCCATGGACATCTTTGGGCGGTCTGCGCAGGATCTCAACCCGCTGATCATCCAGGGCAGCGACACCCTGAAAGATTATGCAAAGGAAGCGCATGACGTTGGCTATGTTCTCGACAACGAAGCGTTAGAAGCACTCGGCGCTGTCGACGACGGATTCCAGCGGCTGCAAAAAACACAGGAATCTGTCAAGAACCAGATGGCTGCGGAGTTCGCCCCGTATCTGACCAAGGCGCTGGAGGACATCCGAGAGCTGATCCAGAAGGTCGGTAAAGCGCTGGTCGAGTCCGGCGCGGTCGATGCTTTTGGCAGTATCCTCGAATCGTCCGTTGCGCTTCTGGAGCCGCTCGGCTCGCTGATCTCTGCGGTGCTCCCGGCCCTGACCGCGGCCCTGAAGCCGATCGCGCAGACAGTCGCTCTGATCGCAGATACGGCCAACGTTATCGTCGGTCTGTTTACGTTCAACGGCGATAAGATCAGAACCGCACTCGGCCTGAACGCCAGCTCCGGACAGCTCAGCAATATGCAGCGTGCCAGCGGCGCCTATAACGGCTACCGCTATTCGCAGTCTGCGGGCTGGATCACCGAGGGCACCTACACGGACGCGGAGCTGCGTTCGATGTACAACAGTGAGGTTTCCGCTGGGACGGCGCAAGGGACCTTTGAGGCGTGGAAAAATGCCGGGTTGTGGCGCAGGAACGCCAGCGGCACAGACTGGTTTCCCGGCGGACGGACGCTGCTTAGCGAGCACGGCGCAGAGACCGCGATCCTGCCGCAGGGCACGCGCATCCTGACCGCGCAGGAAACGCGCCAGACCGGCGGCGATACTTACAACATCACGATCGACGCCCACACGGTGCGGGAGTTTGAGGACATCCTCCGCATTGTGCAGGAGCGCCGCAGAGTTGTTCGAATGGGAGGTGCAACGGGATGAGTACAACGCTAACGCTCCAAGCGGTGCAGTCTGCGGCAACACTGTATTCTCAACCAACGACTACCTTTAACACAGAGACAGAATATTCATCTGATGCGCTTAATAACAGAGCATTTTACAAAATGTATGTCTCATTTCAGCCAATTCCTGCCGCATATCAATTTCAGAAGGTTGAAACAATCATATCGTATCTGTACTATCGCTCGCTGTATTCTCCCGCTCACACCGAGACCGTCGGAAGCGTTGATCCGATAAGCAAACCATTCGATGCTAGCACATTAAATTACCAGAATGCACCCGGGCGTATAGGCGGCAGTAGTTATTCCTTGTATTTGTATAAAACCGGATATGATTCAAAATCATGGGTTGATGCATTTAATAGTTTTTCTAAAATTTTGAGATGTGGTTTGATGACCGATGTCTCATCATGGTATGCAGTGCAATCATCGAGAAGCGCGAACCCTCCTTACTTGGAGGTCAGTATTGGCGATGAAATTATTGGACTAACAATATCTAATGCTGCACCATCGAACGGGTCAATTGTTGCTGCAAACAGCAATGTATTTTCATGGAAAGAAGCCGCAAGCGGAACCTGCTATGCGGAGATTTCTCGCACGTCTGCAAAATTCCGCTGGCGCAAATCTGCGTCCGACACAGTCAAGGAGATTGCCGTGCCCGGCACGGCTACCTCCATCACCATCCCAGCGAATACTTTTTCCGGTGACAGCATCCAGTGGCAGCTCAGCGTGACCGCGAACAGCGGCGTCACCACGACCTCCGATTGGATGACGCTCTCGCTGACCGACGTGGAATCCACAGCCGTTGTGGTTGCTCCTGACCGGGCAGTCCTCGACGGATCGTCCGACAACGTATTCAAATGGGAACATGTCATTTCGACCGGCACGGCCCAAACGAAGGCCGAATTGCAGCAGAGCACGGACGGCAGCACATGGACGGCGCTGGCAACCGTCACCGGTGCTGCCAACACATGGACGGCTCCTGCCGGGACGTTTACCTCCGGCACAAAATACTGGCGCGTGCGGACGTACAATTCCAAGGGTGCTGCGGGCGCATGGAGCGCTGCCACACAGTTTATTGTGCTGGCCGCCCCTGCAACACCGCCCGTGTCCATCGTGTCCACAGAGCCGCGCCCGGAGATCCGCTGGCAGTCGGATGAACAGCAAGCCTACCAAGTCGAGATTGACGGCGTCTATGCCTCCGGTACGCGCTTCGGAACCGGGAAGACGTGGAAAGCCCCATTTTATCTGGCCGATGGCAGCTACACGGTGCGCGTCCGTGTGCAAAACGAATACGGCTTCTGGTCGCCGTGGGGCACGGCGGCGCTCCCGGTCACAAACGTACCGGGCGGCGCGATCACGCTGACCGCCGAGGGCGGCATTGAGGCGGCGCTCAGCTGGACGCCGGGCAGCTTTGACTACTATCTGGTCTACCGGGACGGCGTGGCCATCGTGAAGGTCACGGAACCGAGCTACACCGACGCAGCCAGCATTGGTGGTGTGCGCTATCAGGTGCGCGGCTGCTACGACAACAGCGACAATTACAGTCTGTCCGAGGCCGTGGAGGTCACGGTCAGCACAGACAAAGTCCGACTCTACGACATGGAGCGCGGCGAGTGGCTGCACTTCCTTTACGATTCCTCGGCGCACCGCAGCACGGGGCTGAGCCTGTCCCAGGACATCCAATATGTCCAGCTCTCCGGGCACACCTACCCGGTCGCCGAGCGGAGCGAATTTAAGTCCCGCGCGCTGCGGATCACCTGCGTCTGCGCGGACTACGCGGAGCGGCAGTCTCTGCGGGCGCTGCTCGGACACCTGACCTGCTGCAAGACGCCGGAGGGCAATATGACCATCGGCTACCCGGCCAGCATCACGGAAAACTCTGACGATTTCTTCAGCACTTACAGCTTTACCATCGAACAGATTGACCGAAAGGAGGAGATCGACCTTGATTCGTGATGTCTCCTACCACGTCAATGTCCTGCGCAACGGAGCCGAGTTTGCACGGCTCCATTGGCGCAGCGGCGACAACCCCAACATCATGGTCAACAAGGATGCCGAGATCAAAGGCAGCTTCTCCGGGCGGTTCTACGTGCCCGACACGGTCGATCTGCTGTCAGACGAGCTGCAGCCCGTCATGCGCCTGAACGACGTGGAGACGCCGCTGGGCGTCTTCCAGACGGCGACTCCGAGCCGCGCAACCGACCGCTACAACACGATCATCCAGATCGAGGCATACGACCGCTGCTGGCGGCTGCAAAACCAGCGTACGGAGAACATCCTGCACATCGCCGCCGGCACGTCCTACATTACGAAGATCCGCCAGATGCTCACGGAGGCCGGGATCGGGCTGGTCATTGTGGCTCCGTCCACAGCCACGCTCCAGACCGACCGCGAGGATTGGGAGATCGGTACGACCTATCTGTCCATCATCAATCAGCTGCTGGCCGAGATCAATTACAGCGATGTGTGGTTCGACGGCAGCGGCATCGCGCATTTGGAGCCGTATGAACAGCCCAGCGCCGACCGCATCGATCATGCCTATTCCGATACCGACGTCGTCCACGCGCAGCCGATCGGGCCGGATCACAACGACGAGACGGACATTTTCAATGCGCCGAACGTCTTTGTCCGAATCTGCAGCAACCCAGATCTCGACGCCGACATGGTGGCCACGGCGGTCAACGAGTCTCCGACGTCCAGCACGTCCACGTTCAAGCGCAAAATGCGCATCGTCGATGTGCAGCGTGTGGACAACATTGCGAGCCAAGATGAGCTTCAGGCCGCCGCCGACCGCGCCCGGAACGAGTCCATGCTGGCCGCGCGAACCATCACATTTCAGACACTTAATGAGCCGGGCCACGGCGTCGGGGACATCATCTCCATCGACGACCCGGAGCTGGCCGGGATCTACGAGGAGACCGGCTGGTCGCTGACCATGGCCGCCGGCCAGATGATGCAGCACACAGCGAAAAGGACGGTGATTGCATGATGGATCTGTTTACGGCCACGCTGGAGAGCACGAAGGAATCGCCGCTGCTCTCGCTGGCGACCATCGGCGCGAAGTACACGGACGGCGTCTCGCTGATCTTCCCCGGCCAAACCAAGGCGACGGCCAAGCACTACCGCTGCAATCCGGACGTCACCTTCGCTGCGGGCAATCGCGTCCTGATCGCCCGCGTCAGCGGCAGCTATGTGGTGCTGTCCAAGGTCGGCAAGCCAAAGTAAGGAGGTAGCTATGAGCCTAAAAATCATGCAGGGCGACCAGTACGCCATTGTATTTACTGGGGTGCAGGACGGCGCGCCGCTCGACCTATCCAAGATTGAGATGATCGAGTTCATCGTCGGAAAGCTGCGCAAAATCTACCCCGGCGAGGTCACGACGGACACAGCCGGAAACTTCCTGTTCCCTCTGACGCAGGAGGAAACCTTTCAGTTCAAATCCGCTTCTCAGGCCGTTCAGATCCGCGTCAAGTTTACCGGCGCGGAGCCGGTCGTTATCGGCACCAGCATTGAGGGCATCCGCGTGAGCGATTCCATCAGTAAGGTGGTGCTGTGATGATTCACTTTGACATCGGCGGAAAACCGAGCATTGTATTTGCAATCGATAACGTCAAAATTGTCCACACGGGCGGTGGAGAGCCTTATGAGGGCGAATACACGGTCATCCCAAAGGCCAACGCGCCGACTGTCCTTGAGACCGCTGGAAAGACGCTCAACAAGGACGTGACCGTCACCAAGATCCCGTATTACGAAACATCCAATCCCACTGGGGACACAGTTTATATTGCATCGGAGGTATAAAAATGGGTAAAAGCAAGATCATCTACGGCGGCACTGTCCTGATCGACCTGACTGCCGACACCATCGCGGACGGAAAAGTCCTTCTCGGCTACAAATTCCACGGCCCGGACGGCGAGATCCACACAGGCTCCTGCACGTTCGATCTCGACACCTCGGGTGCAACGGTCAAGGCATCGGAAGTCCTCATAGGCAAGACGGCAGGCGCGCGCGGCACAATGATCACCGGCGAAATGCCAAACAACGGCGCAGTCGCCGCGAAGATCAGCACGGTCAATGGCGAGTATATCGTCCCGCTTGGCTATCACGACGGCTCCGGCAAGTGCGTCATCGACCCCGACGAGGCTGCGAAGATCATTGCAGCCAACATCAAAAAGGGCGTTACCATCCTCGGCGTCGAGGGCACATACGGCGGCGAGGCCATCACCGTCCAGACCAAGACGGTCGATCCGCTGACCACGTCGCAGACCGTCATCCCGGATGAGGGTTATGATTATCTGTCTCAGGTGGTCGTCAACGCCATCTATTATAACGAGGCGGACAATTCCGCTGGCGGAAAGACCGTCACCATCGGCAAGGCCGCGGAGGTTTGATATGGGCGTCAGTAAAGTCGATTTCGCGGGGAATACGCTGGTCGACCTGACGGGAGACAGCGTTACACCGGAAACCCTGTTGGAAGGTGCAACGGCGCACAATGCCGCCGGGGATCAGATTGCTGGAGCCGTGGCCGTGGCTCCAGCCTCCGCCACCACCCCGAAGGCCCCGGGGACGGCGTCGGCTGGTTCGGAAAGTGCGTATGCCCGAGGGGATCATGTGCATCCTGAGCAAACTGTTCACGACAATGATGTCTTGTGGGGTGGCAAAAATCTTCATGGCGAAGTATCTCCAACGGATGCGGCAATGGTATCAGTCATCGGAGGTAATAAATTTGCGTTATGCAAACCACAAGGAATTACCATTGAATATACAAATGATGGTGGAGCAACATGGGTAAATTATGACGCCACAGAGGAAACCAAAATTGAGCTAATGTCTGGTATTTCTACCGTTGGATTGTATTATGGCAAAAAAACAGAATCTTCGCAAATAGTAACTGCGGATGATATGTTGCGCATAACTGTTAATGCTTGGACTTGTGGCGTATATACATCCCTAAGAAAGATATTGATTGAATTTGCAACGAGTGGTAGCACTAACGATTTTGTTAAAATAGAGTCAGCCACTATTGGTGACCAAGAAACATTTACTGTTGTAGGTACCTATAATGTTTCTGGGAATAGTGGATGGAACTCGATACCTTATTCGAATAATTTGGGGGCGTATTCACTAAACCAGACTTCTAATGTTGGAGTATTACGGTTTACTTTTTCAACCAGTACTGCTAGTAGTTATCGAGGTAGACCGTATGTTCAAAATCTAATACTAAATGGGATTACTAATTATGTTAATCCAAGCAAGCTATCAGCTACGGGACATCTGTATTCATACGATTATCAACAAAATGCAATGTTCCCAGCTAATGTAACTGCTGAAAAATTTATTGGTGATGGGTCAAAATTAACCAATATTCCTTATCCACCAAAAGAGCTTCCGAATGTCACCACCGCTGACAATGGAAAGTTCTTGCGTGTTGTGTCCGGCGCATGGGCCGCTGCGGAGATTGCAAACGCAAACGGAGGTAGCTTCTGATGGCTGAATATCTAACAAACACAACCGACCTGACAAAGGTTGCCGCAGCTATCCGGGAGAAAGGCGGCACATCTGACCCACTGGTCTACCCGGACGGATTTGTGACGGCTATTGGGAACATTCAGACTGGAGGCACTACACCCGGCGCACCCGGAGACATTACATTCTACGACTATGATGGCACGATTGTCACGTCTTGGACGTTGGAAGAACTGGCAACAAAGACAGCGCTGCCAGATTATCCATCGCATGAGGGGCTTATCTGTCAGGGCTGGAACTGGTCGCTTGCCGACCTCAAGACCACAAATCGCAAGATGAATGTCGGCGCAATGTATATCACGGACGACGGCAAAACCAGAATCTACATCCGTCTGGAAGAAGGGCGCACATCCCCAATGCTTGGCGTTTGTCCGAATGGCACAGTCACGGTTGATTGGGGCGATGGAACCACGCCGGATACATTGACGGGTACAAGCACATCCACGGTAAAATGGACACCAAATCATGCTTATGCCGCAGCGGGCGAGTATGTGATCAAGTTGACAGTTGATGGGACGATGGGATTTTACGGTGGCTTTGTTTTCTCTGTGGGTGGCGCAATTCTTCTGTATTCATCTAATGTTTCAGACAATCGTAATTATGTTTATAGAAACAGTGTTCAGAAAATTGAGATTGGAAGTGGTGTAACAAGTATTGGAGACTATGCTTTCAGCCCTTGTTATTCTCTTGCATCAATCACAATTCCTGATAGTGTAACAAGTATTGGAAACCATACTTTCAATTACTGTTATTCTCTTGCATCAATCACAATTCCTGATAGTGTAACAAGTATT